CTTTTGCTAAAAAGGTAGCTGAGGAAACTGCTGCTAAAATCGCAATGAAGCAAGCCGAGCAAAAAGCAGCCGATGAGGCTGTACAAAAAGAAGCTGAGGAGAGAGCTACTGCAGAGACAGAAGCCAAAGTTCAGCAAGAAGAAACAGTCAAGACTGCAATCAAAACTGGCGTAGAGTCAGGTGCAGAACGCTTGATGGAAGACATTCGCAAGGAATTCGAAGATGAGAAAGCCAATACTGCGGAAGTCATGGAGAAGTATAAGAAAGACCTACAAGAGAAGCAAGCTGAACTTGAAGCAATTCAAAACAGTAAGCGTGATTTCTCTGGTCGTCAGAAGGGTGACCTTCAGGCACATGGTCGTTCGCTTCTCGAAGCAACCGTTCTTGGTAAAATTACTGGGAAAGGTTTGGATGGAACCGATTATGGAAAGAGCGTTCTTGAGAAAGCTGGAGTTGACTATACGTCTACTACTGCAGCCGGTATCGATGTAATTGTTTCTACACAGTTTGAAAACGAACTGCGTCAAGAAATGAAAGTCGCACCTCTTTTCCGTGACATCCAAGTTGCTTCCGGTGCCACTGTACTACCATTGGCCCCAGACGCAGGAGCAGCAACGTTCAGCGCAGCTGGTGTAGGTGATTCATCTAACCAACTCTCTGACGCAGGTGATAACAACTATACTGTTAGCCAAGTAATCTTACAGGCTCACAGATTGATCGCTGGTACTTATATCTCGAATGATACCGACGAGCAAGTAGTTGTAACATTGTTACCTATTGTTACTTCCGCACTAGCACGTGCACACGCAGTTGCCACTGACAAGATGATGCTTGTAGGTGGAACATCAGCTAGCATAAGAAAAGGTCTTGTAGGTCAGGATGGTACTGACGATACTAATGGTCTTTCTTCCGCTACAACCACTACTGCTTCAGTAGACGCTTCTGGTTCAGATGAAGTTACTCCCGCTATCCTTCTCGGTATGAGAAAGGAAATGGGCAAGTATGGTTTAGACCCTTCAAGAGTAGCCTTCATTGTTCCTAATGACGTTTACTACGAGCTAATTGATGCTTCTGGATTCACCGACGTAAGCGAAGTTGGAAACGACATAGCAACTAAGCGTATTGGTGTAGTTGGTTCAGTCTACGGTTCCCCCGTAGTTGCAACTAACCAGTTAGCAAGTAATTTGGCCGCCGCTGGCGCAGCTACTACAACAGCAGCTGTTGCTGTTAATATAGACAACTATGTTGTACCCAAACTCAAGGGTGTCAGCATTGAAACTGAGTACAGTGTCAAAGATCAGCAAAATGTGATCGTTGCCGCTCAATCACTTGGCTTCAACGAGTTGTACGCTGCAGCAGGCAGTGATAAGCCTTCAATGAGATTAAAGTACATCTAATTGTACAAATCTTAATAACTCGGGGGAGCAACCCTCCCCCAAGTTTTTATTAATTAACTTATGGCAAATTTAATTACATTACAAGATTATAAAACTGCAGAAGGTATCAACCAACCTAAGGATGATGCTAGACTGGAAGTAATTATTCCTTCTGTGAGTGAATTAGTAAAAACTTACTGTGGTAACAGTTTTGTAGACTACTACTCGTCTAACAAAACTGAAATATTTGATATTAATTGGAGTAGTCATATTGTTCAGCTTACCGAAAGCCCAGTCAATGCGATAGTAAGCGTACAAGAACGAAGCTCATATTCAGAATCATACGCAACTCTGACTACAGGAGCATACGAATATTATTTAGATACTGTTACAGACAGTGTTTATAGAACTCTTTCTTCAGGAGGCTTTAAAAGTTGGGCTCGTGGAGTTGGAGCAGTAAAAGTAGTTTATACAGCCGGCTATAGTGCGGTGCCTTCTGATCTTAAGCTCGCAGTGCTTGATCTTGTTACTTATTATCTAAAGGACGAGCATAAGCAAAGGCAATCTATAGCAGGTGCTAGTATGCAAAACCAAGGTACTACTAGTCAAAAAGGTAATGTCGATTTCCCAGACCACATTAAGAGAATCCTAGATTTATATAAAAATTATTAATGGGAACTCCAACAGATAAGGCACTAGCTAAATCCATAATTGATCAGTTCAAGAAGGATAGAAAATCTAGTAAGCTAAAAAATAAAACTCAAAGAATTGAAGGGCAAATTCTTAGAATACCAGAAGCCGTTTTTAAAGATACGTTTGAACCTATATTTCCTGACATTACATCCACGCAAGTAAATAATATTTTCGATGGTTATATAAAAGAACTTGAAACCCATTTACAAGACCCGTTTCTTTCTGGGTTAAACGAAGATGACAAGGAATTTTATATTACTTTACGAGAAGATTATATACAATCAAGCCCTGGAATGACAGTTCTAGTTATAAGAAAATTCAGAGATTTAAACGAGGGGTGGAAAGGGTTTAAAGGAGGAAGAAAAGAAGTTTTAGCAGCAGTAGTAGAAAAATACTATAGAAAACCTTCAGAAGACGAAAAGGGGATGATGACTGGTGCAGATAATAAGCACGGAAGTCAATTAGGTCATGCAGATGAAGGAGTAGGCTTGGCAATAAGTCAGGTGTCTGTTGCAAGAGCTAAAGCAAAAATAGCAGCAATAAATTCTCCTAGAATAACTAAGCTAGTACATAATTATGAAACAGAAATGCAAGTGACGATTAACCATGAAATGGTTGTTGATTCAAACGGTAATTTCCTAAAAAGATATGTACCTATTATAACAGTTCAAAGTTCTTTATACAACCAGGAACAAGGAAGAGAAGATGAAAAAAGTGCTTTTCTAGCTCTTGAAAGAGAGTTGAATGAAATAATTCTAGACCCTGGTTCCACTAGTTTGCCCGATGCTATTGCTCAGACAACACTTTTTTCTCTTGCTAAAGGTAAGGGAAAACTAAAAAGCACAGGGACTAAGAAGCAGGTAATAAAAGAAAAAAGTAAGGGTACAGTAAGATCAAAAGTTAAAAGTAAAGTAGAGATAATGGGTATAACAGAAAGTAAGCCCAATACACAAGTATTAACCGCCAAGAAACAGAAGGCAGGTAGACGGAAAAGAGATAAATTTAGTGTTACTAATTTACTTGGTATAATTAATGATAAACTCCCACAAACTGTTGAAAAGAATATGGGAGCACCTAGACTAGAAAATAGGACTGGAAGATTTGCAAGCAGTGTAAGATTACAAGATGCAGCTCGTACTAATGCTGGACATATTAGTTTTGGGTATACATATGCTAAAAGTCCTTATCAGGTATTTGAAGTAGGGGAGGGGTCAACTCCCTGGGCAAACTCAAATAGAGACCCTCGTAAAATAATTGATAAATCTATACGAGAAATCGCCGCAAATATGGCTTTAGGAAGATTTTACACTAGGAGACTATAATGCCAAATGAAAGACTTTATACGTCTCGCAGACAGGGAATTTCACAAGCACTCTCAGATAAGTTGGCTTCTATTGATGGGCGAGGACTGTTTAAGCAAGCAGTAGCAGAAACAAGTCCACGATTAAAATTCTGGGATGAAGTAGAAGAGTTCCCTGCAATTCATTTAAATGCAGGATCAGAAACGCGGCAGTACCAAACTGCAGGATACAAAGATCGATTTTTAAATGTTACTATACGTTGTTATGTTAACCAAGAAGATTCAGTAGAAGCACTAGATGAACTATTGGAAGACGTAGAAACAGTATTAGAGGAGAATAGCAGACTTCTTTACCATGATAGAAATGGTTTAGAACAGCATACTCACCAAATTACTGTCATCAGTATAGATACTGATGAGGGTGTATTAGATCCTTTAGGAGTAGGAGAAGTACTAATAGAGGTTCGTTACTAAGAAAATACTGGCACGAACAGATGTTCACGATTCAGTCTTTTCAAGTTCATAGGAGATAATCTATGGCACAACAACTATACTTTAGCCGTGATACTCGTATGTTTGTTCAGTTTAGGAACACAACAGACAATACCGAGGATGCAGCGGATTTAGGAAAAGGGGCTTTGTGGGAAATCCCCGTCCTTGATGGATATAGTTTCTCACAAACAACCAATACGTCAGAAATAACTCTGGCAGAAATGGAAAGTACAGCAGGCGTATCTCGTAGAGGTCGTCGTATGTTTACCGACTCTCTTGCTCCTGCAGAATTTTCATTTAGCACATATATTCGTCCGTTTGATTCTGTAGGACAGAATGCAATTCAACAATACGATTATAATGGTGTAAAAGCCGCAGAACTCGCAGCACAGACCGGCGTTCATTCAATCGAAGAAGTTTTATGGGCTTCCATGTGTGGTGCAGATAAATATGTCGCTAATGGTAGTAAAATGTCTTTTAGAAGAAATGTAAATCCAGTAAGTGGGTCAGAAACTGACGTTATAACCCCTACGGATACAAGTAGTACAATAGTTTTTACTGAATCAAACAGATCAGCTTTGCACTCTTTTACAGTTTTCTTCTTAATCGATACAGCAGCAAGTAATCCTTTAGTATACAGGTTACCTGAAGCAATTATTAATGAAGTTACTGTTGATTTTGATGTTGATGGTATTGCTACTCTTAATTGGTCAGGCTTTGCGAAAGAAGTACAGGATCATTCTCAGAAAGTATGTATATCAAGTATACATAACCCGTTAAAAGCAGCAGGTAACGCAGGTGACGGAGATGGTTCTCGAATCGATGATACAGCTCTAGTTCTGGGAGATATTGTTATTGATACTGGAAATTCACGAGCAGTATCAATAGTTTCCGACTTAACTAATGCCAATGCAGTCGCTACTCAAGCAATTGATGAAGCAACTACTAGTACTAAGAACTTTATTCGTAACCGATTAACAGCGGTGTCTATTGAGGCAGCGGATGCGGCCGATAAAGTGGCAGGTACTTTCCCAGGGCAGCATGCAGTTATTTCAGCAGTTGACGTAAGTGGTACAACCGATAAAATAACTACAAGTACTGCTCATAACTTTACAACTGGCGACCAAGTTCAAATTTCTGGTATTACCGGCGCCGCTGGTACTGCTTTTGACTTGAACGGTACATGGTACGTAAATGTTACTTCAACTACACAGCTCAAGTTGTATGATAGTGAAACAAATGCAACAAACGGAACTGGAACAGGATTGAAGGATCTTGACGCTTTAAATGCTGGAGCAACGTTAACTGGAAGTACTATTGGCAATGGAAAGTATAGCTTAACATTGACGGGTGGTAGTTTCAATATTGGAAACAATATTACCTATCTAGTACCGGAAGAATTGGGAGCAATTAACAAGCCGCTGGAACACGTAACAGGCACACGAACTGCTGGTGGAAATGCAACTTGTTATATGACTCTTGAAGATACTGATACTTCAAATGGTACTTCCCGACAGTTCTTTAATGACCTGGTAGGTACAGGTGCTATGAGTAAGGTTGTGAACAAGTTTAAAGTAATAATGCATATTGGTGGTACTGCCGCGACAGGCAACACTACTGATCCTGCTGTTAAAGTTACTTTCCCGACCGCACACATCGAGGTGCCTACGCACCAAGTAGAGGATGTAATCTCACTAGAGACTACTTTCACCGCGCTACCCACAGACTTTGGAGCAGCCGATGAAATTACTAATGTAGTTTATTATCCGCCTTCAACGTACTAATTTTAAGGGGCTTCGGCCCCTTTTTCTCCTCACCCTCCAAAAATAATTCTTGACATTTCTTGTGTTATTTAGTATAATTTAATTTTTAAATAAGGAATAATGTAATGCCCGAAGAAAAGAAACCAACAGTATCGTTAAAGAGTCTTATGACTCCAAGTAAAACAGTATCAATCGACTTCCCTAGGTTTAAAGGTGTAAGTATAGATATTTGTTTTTTAGCCCGAGAAGAACTAATAAAACTTCGTAAGAGATGTATGAGTACGAAGTGGGATAAAAAGAGTCATCAACCATTTGAAGAGATGGATGAAGATAAATTTATCGTTGAGTATACCAAAGCAGTAATTAAAGGATGGAAAGGTCTAAAATTTTCATACTTAGAAGAGCTTCTTTTGGTGGATATTAGTACCCTTAATCCAGATGATTGCTTGCCCTATACTCAAGAAAATGCTGAGTTACTGATGAAAAATGCAACCGACTTTGATACGTGGGTTACAGAAGTAGTAGGTGACTTAGAAAATTTTACTGGAAACAAGTAGCTGAAATAAGAACGTTACTTGAACGCTATATACAAGAACAAGGTACTATGGATGTTGAAAAATATCTACGTATTTGTGAGCAATTAGGGCAAGAACCAGATCCTACCAAAATGCCGCTCGATTCTTCTGGATTTCCGGAAGAAATTCAAGTGGCATTTTTTATGTTTGATCTACTATCGGATAAGTGGGATGGAATGTCGGGTACTTATCTAGGAAAAGATTGGTCACAGTGTACACAGTTATTTGATATTTATAATATTGAAGATCCTACGGTTACTCTATATTTTATGAAGATGTACGAATCTCTTGTAATATACGATCGTATGCAAAATCAGGAACATAAACGTAAAGCAGCAGAAAGAAAATCGCAGCAAGCGGGTAAAACATATACCCATAATGTGCAGGGATAATGGCTAAAAAGAAGCAAGTATATATTGATGTAGTAATTGATGATAAAGGTACTACTAAACGCGTTGCTGTCAATGCAAAAGCTCTAGGTATTGAACTAGAGAAAACGGGTGTAGGGGCAGACAAAGCCGCAAAGGGTACCGATCAGTTAAATAAAAACAGCCAAACCCTTAATAGGAATCTTAAGGGTACTGGTAAACAGTCGTCAAATACTACTAAAAACTTTTCAAAAATGCAACAAGGTATGGGCGGTCTTGTAGGTGCCTATGCTAGTCTTGCTGCCCAGATATTTGCTGTTTCTGCGGCATTTCAATTCTTACAATCAGCCGCTCAGCTAAAGAACTTAACAGCCGGACAAGAGGCTCTTGGAGCAGCAACTGGTACTGCTTACAGAACAATTACTCAATCAGTAATTGAAGCAACCGACGCTCAATTAGGGTTTTTAGAAGCTTCCCAAGCAGTATCTATTGGTACTGCGGCCGGTTTAACATCCAGTCAATTAACAGATTTAGCTACTGCCGCCAAAAATACTTCTGCAGCACTTGGCAGAGACTTGACCGACTCTTTTAATCGCTTAATTAGAGGTGTTACAAAAGCCGAACCAGAACTATTAGACGAACTAGGTATCATTTTAAGACTAGATACCGCTACTAGAGCGTACGCTGAAGCAGTTGGACAAAGTGTCGGAGATTTGACAGCATGGCAAAGAACCCAAGCAGTAACAAATGATGTATTAGAGCAAGCAGAAAGTAAATTTGGAATGATGGAAGACTTAATGGATCAAGATGCACTGGCTTTGAACCAGTTTGCTCGATCTTTCGATGAACTAGTAAACTCTCTTAAAGAAGGAGTACTTGAAAAATTAGCTCCTGTATTTAGATTTTTGACCGATAATACCCTGGGCTTGGTAGCGGCATTGTCTCTGGTAGCTTTACCAATTATAAAAGGGATCATCCCTAGCATGGATGAGTGGCAAAAAAGCTCTAAGAAGAAAGCAAAACAAAGTAAAAGAGCAGCAAAAGATTATGGGAGGCAAATTGATGAGCAAGTAGAAGCCTTAACACGATTGAATATGGCGGAAGAAGAAGCATCAGCCATTGCAGCCGCCACAGCAGAGAAGAAAGGAACAGCACGCGGAGCAGATATAGATTTTATGACTGGTACGGGCGGAGATCAAAAAGCAGCAGGAGATACTCTTAGAGATGCAGAAAAACAAATGAAAAAACATGGCGAAATTCGTCGTGGTACCTTACAAGGTTATAATAAAAAAGAACTTCAAGATATGAGAAGGTCTTACGATATGAGAGTTGCTGCCTCAGTTACAGCGAATAAAAAAATTCAGCGCATACATAGTGAAACAGAGATAAAGTTTAAAAAAAATGTATTAATAATGCAAAGACAGTGGGCATTATTTACGTCTGGGATGGCGAAGATGGCTAGAAAAACCGCTGGTGCAATAGATAAAGCCTTCTCAGCTATGAGCTGGATTGGCATGATTAGTCTCCTTATTTCAGCAGGACAGTCTTTATGGGAGTGGCTATTTCCAAAGCCTGCTGAACAAAAAGCAGCAGAAGAAGCAATAGAATCCTTAACAGATAAATACTCCGACTTAGCTGGAGAAATGATTAATGCCGAGAAGGTACGAAGGGACAAGGCGATAGGAGGGCAGGGAGCCGTTATTGCAGGGAATCAGATGCAAAGTTTAGACACTAAAGATTACATCGAACAGATAGATAGACTGCAAGGTTTCGAAGGTATGGATGATGTAGACAAGATGCAGGAGAGTCTGCTTAAGACTATGAACGCTGCCGCAGCAACTCATCCAGAGTTTAAGTTGTTAGCAGATAACATTCAGAACTTTTCAGGTCCAGTAAGTGAAGACTTAAAAAGAGCTCTAATAGAAGCATCTTCGGGGACTATTGATTTAGGACAAAGAATTGAGCAGCTGCCTCAAAACCTTTCTAAGACCGACAAAGCTTATACTACACTAATAGAGTCTATGATTAAGCCCACAGGTGCCGAAACTCTTATTCATGAAGAAAGTAAAAATCTGGAGACTTTGGAGGATAAGTTAAAAGAAGCACATGCTGCCAAGCTACGAAGACAGGATGATGTTTTAAAGATAGGGCAGACAGAAGCACAGTTCCTGAAGGAGCAGATGGCATTGCGGGCTAAATTTAATGAGATGACTGACGACCCAACAGCGCTGTTAAATAATAGGCTATCAAATGCCATGTCTCTTAAAGATATTACGTACGATAATTATAAACAGGCACTATTTAGATTTGGCATCGAAGCTAAAATCACAGAAGAGCAGTACAACCAAGCCCTGGCTATAGAAAGAGCCGCTCAAGCCTCTAAGGACGCCGTTAAAGAGGAAGATAAGATAGAAAAAATGCTAAAATCACGTCAAGGGAGACTAAGTAATATACAACAATGGCACCAAGATATGAAAGAAGCAATATTGAATAGGGGTAAAGCAGAGGCAAAGTCAATAAGAAGCCAAACACTTGGACTTACTATTCAAGGAAAGTTAGTTAATCTTAAACATCAAGAGTATAATGTAGGTAAAAGACTTGAGAAAGCCACCGATAAGCATAATCAGGCAGTAGCAGCATTAGCAGATTTTGAAAGCAAGGCAGGAGATGCGAAAGCTCAAGCAAAAGACAAGGATGTTATACGAGGACGAAGAGCAGTTAAGGAAGCGTACCAAGAACTCGACGTTCAAAAAGCAATCGCAGAGATTGCGAGGCAAAAGCTAGCCTATCAACGTGCACAATTAGAGACACAACTGAAATATGTCTCTGCTCTAGCCAAAGAGAAAAATGAAATAGCGTCGATAGCCCTGGCTAGGGCTAATGCTGCT